TTCTAGCCAGATTTCACTTGGTATGGTTTCTATGCAATTAGGAACAACACAACCCCTATTGTTTGTAGGGTCATACTCTTGGTTACCCTCGCATACATCACAAAAGGGTGTGCAGTCAAAAGCACCTTCGTGTCTAGGACATTCTTTCATCATAGCTCCCATTATAGTGGTAGGGTCAGACATTTTGTATCTCTAATAGTTTATTTAACTTGTCACACACTGTCTCGTAAGTTTCATTCTCAAACCCCAACTCCCATTCTTGGGTATCCTTATCAAAAACAGTTCCCTGGTTTTCTTCAAGAATTACCCCTGTGGTATCCCAGTCAATAGAGAATGCGTTTTTGTCTTCATCATAGACTATTACATAGTGGTATTGCTTAGACATTTATTACCTCAAAACTAAACAGGTCTTCATCACAACTAGGGCATTGGGCATAGTATCCGTCAGAGACATTTTCAAAAGAAACGGTATCGTTGCAACGAAAATGATTACTCATCTTCATCCTCATCATCTGCAAAGAGGTCAACTTCATCTTCAGCTTCTTCAACATCTATTGAATAAACGCCGTCATACTGAATGTCACAGTCAGAGGTATCACCCCAAGAGGTCCAAGCCTTTGCTTCTGCATCTTCAGCGGAATCTGCCTCAATCTCTCCAGCAAAATCAATCTTCATCTCAACATAGTATCTACCCATGATTTCCTACTTTCTTGGTTGTGTTCTTATTATACAATGGGGGTCAGACATTTTAGGCAAAGTCAAATGCGGAAATATCCTGGGATACATTCTTGACTTGGTTGTACCATAGGTCAAAGTTGTTCTCTAGCCTAGAGCCAAAGGTCTGAACAAACTCTGCTAGGTCTACCTGCTCAGATGACAAGCAAGATAGTAATTCATCTTCAGTGAGATAGAACGTTGGGTTTGAATACCTTACCCAAGCACCAACAAGATACTTGCCGTCATCATTCTTCCACCAACCAACACCATCGCTGCAAACGGTAGCCAATCCTTTGACGGTATTAGCAACAACCATCTGCTCACCAACCAGGTCATCTCTATCTGCCTTAGCATTCAACATGGTGGTTAGCTTGGCGGTATCAATCTGACTTACCATTACTGATTCTCTCATAGTCTCTCTTTCAGCTTGTATATACATAGTAGCACGGGGGGCTGACATTTTGGGAAAGGAAATGTCACATCTTAATAAAGCTTTTATGTTTACATATATAGGTTGTGAGGGGCCGACCCAGATTCTGATCCAGGAATACAAAAATGACCCTCCCCATTTTCAGGGGAGAGCCATTCTCGTTTTGGAATACTAGCTTGCCAAGACTAGCTTTAGTAACCTGTTCTTCTCTGCGTTTATCATTGGGTCAAAGCCAGAAGCAGAAGCCAAGATAGACTCGTTGTTTCCACCCCTTGCAGAGCGATACCAATCTAGCCTCTCGGTTAGAGCGTTGAAGGCTCCCCACTTAGTGCCAGCGATTGTGTTGTTATAGTCACCAACATAGATACTGTTGATTAGGTCAATCTTGCTATTGTGCTTTTTGAATGAACCCTTTTTGTCCTCACCCTTTGGTGCAGGGTAAGCAAGAGCCACAATCTCATCAAACTTAGCCTTAGAGATTTCAGTCTCAATCATTGACTTGGCCATGATGTCAAACTCGTCCATGTAAGTGTTAGCCAAGCCAAGAGCCTCTCTAGCCTGCTGAACCTTGCCTGAAGCGGTAGCAGTGTGACGAATCTTGAATGACTGCTTTACAGCTTTCTTGCCAGTAACAGCAGACAAAGCCAAGTTTAGAGTGTTAGCACAGACAACACGAACAGGTGTGATAGAAGCCTGAATGGCAACTGAGCCGTCGTGGCTAGTGTTGATTAGAAGATAGGTGTTTACCTTGTCACCAACGCCATTAGGGTCTAGGACTGTCTCACGCTCCAGAGCAAGAGAACCGAAAACCTGCCTGCCACCCTTGATAGAGCCAGCAGTCTCCCAACGCCCACCGCCGTCTAGCATTAGGTCACCAAAGTCAAACAAATCTTCGTTCTGCATTGGAACATAACGCTCACCAACAACCCCAAGAACATCATTCTTGGTGCGGTCAAATGGGTTAGTGCGTGTCACGAATGAGTAGCCCTTGTCTGACTCAAAGCCATCTGGAATTGCAACGTCCTCCAAGCGGACATCCCAGTCTGATAGGTGAGCAAGGTCTAGCATTTCCTTGGTGGTAACTTCGTTCTCAAAGACAGTGCCTAGTCCATGCCAAGCTGGCTGACGTAGTGATGCAAAAGCTGTCTGTCCGTTTACTGATTCTAGGTCGTGAGCCATGAGGTCTCGCTTTCTGTAGGGGTTTCTAATAAGACTATTATGGCACACCCCACCGACATTTTGCAAGCTCTGGGATAAAATAATTAGTCTTCTTAAATAACGGTTTGGTAACAGGGGGCCGACCACAGGTCACCCCAGGCTGTCAAGCCCAGGGGTCAGACATTATGAAGATGCCCCCTAGTGGCTACGAACCACTAGGAGGACTTACTCAAATTTGACGGATAGAGTCATCTCCGCTAACCAAGCATTGACTAGTTATTTGGTTAGAGTAATTCCATAACTGCCCCATAGGTAGAGGCGTTCACTTCTTCCTGCGTGGTCATACGGAGGATTTTTAGGTTCTTCTCTAGCAGGTCTTTCTGGTTAGCGTGGTCACGCCCATACCACCTGTTCTGATTTGGTCGCTCTGGCTCGCTTGGTCGCTTTGGCAATCCCATAGCCTCGCTATCAAAAGCAAGTTCTAGTCTTCCACCATAGGAAGTGCTGATACGAACAATGTCGTCGTGACTGTAACCAATCTTGTCGGTGTTGCTCTTTATAAACTTAGCAACTGCCTGAGCCATTTTGTCCTTGTAAACTTCAAGGTCTTTGTCAAACTGCTCGCGAGCGGCAGGGTAGTTAGCAACTGCCTCGTCAATCTCGGCAATCTTGTTTTCAATGTTTGCGATTAGAGTTGCTACTGGAACTTTTACAGAGATACTTCTAGCCATTATGGTCTACTTTCTTTTAGGGTATGTTTATTATAGGGTAGGGGTAAGACATTTTGTGGCGGGGGGATAGAGAAAGGATAAGAAACGCTATCCCCCCAAGTCTATTCAGACTACTTTACAACAGTTGTCCAGCGAGGCTGTCCATTTACATCTAGACGAACACGGAATGAACCAGTCTTGTTCTCTACGATTTCTTGGATAGTGCCTGATACGCCAGACTTTGCGGTGGTGAACTGTGAGCCAACAGTTAGGTTTGTCATTTTGCTTCTTTCCGCCCCAGAGGGACTGTTTCGATTTTACCAACTCTTTGTTGATAAGTCTATTATCTCAGAAAAAGAACTACTTGTCAATACCTTTTTGGTAACAAATTGGTAACAACTTTTGGTAGAAAGTCTGTTCTGTTTCCTTGATGTATCTATTATGAGGCATAGCGACCTAATTGTCAAGTGGAAATGCTACAAAGATTTGCGAGGTTTTTTGTAGCCTTCTTAAATTGACTTTACTAGGATCTGGGGGTCGGCCCCGAAGGGGGACACTTTTACGTCATATCCAGGACGTCCATACCCCTATGGAATATTATTCTGCACTGCCCCTAACGATTATCCAGATTAGGGCTTGCATTGCTCTAGGTGTCATGCCGTATTTTATTGCTACAGTGTTGACGGCTTTGGCCATTTCTTTATACTGAGACTGAGTCGGACTCTTCTTCTCAATCCCGAGGGCACGCAACATCCAAACATCAATCACAACTGCATTCTCATCGCCTGCAATAGCCTTAGCGAATGCATTAGTCTTGGGACCGTTTAGGGCCTTGAATCCCATAGTCAATCCGTTAGTGGCCATTTTCATGTTGTTCTTGAATCCTGGCACGTCTCTTCCTAGTGAGAAACTAATAGCCTTAGCAACGTTATTGGTCCAACGCTCACGAGGAGAGAATGCGGACACTACAGTGGCCCCTACTTCTAGAGTAGTGTCTAGGTTTCTTGCAACTTCAGCTGCAACACGCTCAGCATCCATATACCATTTTGAGGCCTGCTCAATTTGGCCAAACGTTGCACGGGCTGCAATTTGTGAATAAGTCTTTGTATAGTTTGTCATTAGGGGTATCTTTCTTTTGGGGTATGATTATTATAACAGCTGGATGAGACTTTGTCAACTATAGTTCTTCATACTCTATCCAAGCGTGCAAGTGGTGTTGCTCTACAATAGCATTAGCTGGAGCAACGGTTAGTCCTTTATAGCCAACGCCTTCGGGTAGACTAATTAGTTTATCAAAGTTACCTTCATTGCAAGCGTCAATAGACTCTATGCAAGCTTGAACCATAGACTTAGTTACTGGAGGAAAGTGATTACTCTGTAGGTGCCAAGCAATACCGTCCTCTAAAGACTTTGATAGCCAAGCCATTTCTGCTGCTTGTAGTGAACCCATTACTTTACCAACTTTCTTGCTGAGGGGTGTTGAACTCTAATAGCATAACATCTGCCACAGACATTATCAAGCTTATGGCCGTATAGGTTTTCTGGCCTAATTAGTCTTTGGCAGTCAGTGCAATTGTAATTTGTCATACTAGTATCCTAACATAGGGGTCTGACATTATAGAAACTCAAAAGGGTCACGGTCCTGGAAGATATCTTCAAAATCAAACAGCGTGTAAGATTCTGGATCTTTGAAGTATTCCGCTAGGTTTTCTCTAATCTCTACCGCTTGCTCATCCATTAGTCCCAACTTTCTTTGATAGCTTTATTTATGTTGTCTTTGCGTGAACCCTTGAATTTTTTAGGGGTAGTTACCAAGTGTGGATTCTTCATCATCTCAAAGAATAGGGCTTGCGACTCTAGCTTACGCCTAGCCTCGTTTGCCATTCCTAGTTTCTTGGTTTTCTTCTTCATAGTTATACACTACCATAGGGGTCAGACATTTTATGGGAAAGAATTTACGAGCTTCTTAACTGCCTCCCTAAACCGTTCTCTGGTGGGGAGGGGGGCCGACCCATATTCCCCCAACGGAATGAAAGGATAAGAAACTTTCCGTCAGGGGATAGGTTATTGCTCGCTTGGTTTGGGCTCTTTTCCGAGGTCCCAGAGCAAATCTAGAATGGGGCTACGAAAGTATCACGCTTCTTCTGCTTGAGAGCCTTAGCGTCTTGGACTTCCTGATACCAAGCCTGAGCTAGGACACCAGCAAAGAATGAGCAAGCAATTGTTATGATTAGCTGTCCAATTATCATTTGTTTTCCTCCGTTGTGAATAGCTTAGCAGGTTCGTCTGCCAACATCAAGTCTATTTTGAAAATTAGTTGTTCCAATTCTGCGGTAGATAGTTTAGACATACTCGTTCAACTCCTCTGGGAAATCTTCACCAAGATAAGCCCTGGCATCTTTTACAGGCATTAGCCCGTCATACTCGTTGCAGTGAGGGCAAACAAAATCGTTTACCAAGTTCATACAGTAGACACAAAGTGATTCTGACATCTATTTATCCTTTCTGATTATGAGTTTACTCTACCACAGGGGTCAGACATTTTGGGTGTCATTTACCGTGTCGTTATGATTTTGTTATATTCGAACAAGTGTTTGGGGGCCGACCCCAGGGGGGACATTTTGTCAAGTGTTAGTTTTCGTGTTGCTCTTTCCACTTGGCTAGGCGGTATGCCTGAATGGTAACCCAAGCAACGCCTACTATCATCCAAGCTACTAATACCCAAGACTGTAGTGTATCCATTAGTTATTATCCTTTGTTAGTTCTTGCTCTAATACTACTATAGAACCAATAGCTTTGTCAAACTCATCCCAAGTTTCAAAAGTAAGTGTTATCATTCTGTTACCAACTTCTACTAGAGCCTAGTGACCTGGCTACTCTGATTAGAGCGGATACTTCTTCCATTGTTTTGAAAGTAGGCTCATCACCTGCGATAGAAATCAGGGTATCTACTTCCTGCTCTATCTCTTTCAAGTCTAGAGTGTTGATTACTTTGTATCTCATTTGTTTATCCTTTCTAATAAGATTATTCTAACACTAGGGTCAGACATTTTAGAGGGTAGAGCGTGACTCTACCATTACTACAGTGTAACCCATAGCCTCGATTTTTTCAATTGAAGAATCAAGTGAATCTTCGCGGTATAGACCGCCAGTCCAAGAAGAACCCTCTTTGAATACTGTTACTTTTACCATTTGTTTATCCTTTCTATTTATACTATTACTCTATACTATAAAAGTCAAAAAGTCAAGCACATTTACCTACAAAGTTTAGGTGTGTTTCTTGTAGGAATCCACAATGATGTGGCAGGGCTATCAGACAAAAAGGTGGCACGGTGTGCGGACTAAGTTTTCTTGCTTTTTTCACGTAAATGTGTATCATACATAACTAAAAAATATTCAGATTTTGCCAAAAATAGATTTTTTCAGATTTTCCAGGTATAGAATAAGTGGGGTATACTAGATATATGCCAGATGAGATTAAGATTGCACTAGGAACAGCCGTAATATGTACGGTATTTGCTCTGATATCAGTAATTATTGGGTACTAATTACTCGACGGTATCTTTAGAAACAACACCATTAGCTATAAGAGCATCTAAAACCATCTCATTAGCATAATCCAAGGCAGGTCTATTCCAATTTAGCTGTTCTGATATCTCTTTATCGTTCATTCCTTGGTATCGCATTAGATCCTCATTGGACTTAGCAATCGCTTCTGACATAATGTCTATAATATCTTCTTTATACATGGTTATATTATACAGTATCGCTAGGGTATGGTAAAATTGACTATGAGCATTGATCAAATCCATATATTAAAGGACTTTATCTCAAAAGAAGAGTCAGAATATCTAATTAGCTATATTAACAGCAAGCTAGAAATTATGAAGGGTAGTGAGATCTACGGAGATCGGAGAAAGTTCTTATCATTTGGAAAAGACTCATTCCATAGAGACTCACAAACAGATTTCTCCTTGATCTCAGAGATAGAACCTATGCTCCGTAATGACATATTCCCTAAGATGGAAAAGCAAATACAAGAAGTATTCGGCAATAGAAGAAAGATTATGGTAAATAACTTCTTCCTAGCAAAGCAATATCCAGGAGCACGTATTGACTCTCATGTTGACACTGATGGCGGTAAAAACATGCAATTCAAGTACAGTGGCATACTATACCTTAATACAATGTCTTCTGGAGGCGAACTAAACTTCCCTGATCTCGATTATAAGTATAGTCCAGTACAGGGAGATCTAGTTACATTTCCTTCTAAGCCATTAGAATTTGTACACTCCGTAGAGGAGATATACGAGGAAAGATATACCATTCCTATTTGGCTTACCGAATACGAGTTCTTTAAGATTTAACCGTGTAGGTTGATAACGCCAGATTCGTATAGTGCGTCAAAGATCATTGCATTAACCCTATCTAGCTCCATCTTCATCTGGAGTAGAGTTGACTCTACCTCTGCTTCTGCAATACCCTGGCTTATACCAAGCTCTCGGTTCATATCGATAACTACCTTGCTCATTACATCAATTGCTTCTTCTCTTCTCATACTATTCCTTCCAGTATCCCATAGGACATTTTGCTAATTCTAATGTAGTTTTTTTATTCATGAAACATCCGCAAAGCTTACACCTTTTAGATCCTTTAAGGAAGAATTCACAAGTGCGGCATACAGCCATTCTAGCTTCTTTTAATTCCTCAGAG